ATGGCCGATGATCTGCACAACCGTGGACCGCAAGACCGGGCGCGAGTGAACACGTCCGAAGCTTGGGAACTCAAGTACTGGACTAAAGAGTTTGGCGTGACCGAAGAGCAGTTGAAGGCCGCCGTTAAGGCGGTTGGACCGATGGTAGTCGACGTCCGTAAGAAACTCGGAAAGTAAAAAGCTTCTCTGCCCTGCGCCGAGCGCGGGGCTTTTGGCAACCACCATGTCAAGGTGACCCCGGAACGCCGGTAACCTATTGATCCAAATGACAAAAGCACCAATTTATGAGCGAGTAAAAGCGACCCTTAAACTCTATAAGAATCAATGACTTAGCGTTGTATATTCCTACAGTGGTTCCCCTCCCCCGGCGTCCTGCCGACCGAACACCAAACCCAAATCCTCTACAGCTCGTCGGCTCAAATCGCGTCACGTCAAAACCTCGATTACTGTACGCACATACAGTATTTGAGGTTTTGCTATGAGCGTTGACATGGACACCGAAGATTGGCTCGGTTGCCCCACTCCACTGGAGATGTACCAACACCAGTGCTCAATCCTCGTGGATGAGCTGGTGGAGACTGAGCGTATGCTGCGTCGAGCGCGGGCGAATATCGCTGGCTTGGTGCAGATGAATGACCTGCTGATGACTGGAAAGGCCGAGACAGAAGCAAAGCTCGCTGAGGCACTTGAAAAGGTCAGCACGCTGGAAGAGCAGTACTCGTTTGCCTCGGTGCAAAGCGTGAAGATTATCACCGGGCAGCGCGACCATTTGCTCAGGGAGAATCAGCGACTGCTGGTTGAGCTTAGCGTGTACAAGCAGCCATTAGCCTAAGGCTTTGAGAAATACCACATGACGAAAGCCACGGCGGCAACCCAGCCGAGCGTCAGCAGAAACGAGAGACCTGCAAGCCTCCTATCCATTTCGCCCTATCAATAGTTCATTGAGCCCAATACGAACGCACCTACAGAGACTAGTTCAGTTGCCTCAATGCGCAATCCCTCTGACGTACGCCTGGCACGCACGCAAGGCAATCAGGGCGTTATCGCCGTCGTCGGTGATGCGGATAATTCTTTGAGCATGCGCTGGGTCAAGTTGGGCTCGACGGCCTGCATGAACCACGCCGGCGGCGCCGGGGGTGGTAGGCACGTTGCAGCTACTGGCTGAATCCTCGATGAGGACTGACAGCCGGACATCAGCAGTGGCAAGGCGATCACGCAGGCGAGCCTGATTGCGTTGGGCATCGAATAATTCCTTGGTGTGTTGTTGGTCGGATTCGGCCAAGCGCTGCTCGAGGGTCAGGCGTTTATCCTGCTCGGCTTTCTGCTGTCGCCAGGCCTCGTTGGTGATGACGTCGAGCTGCCCCTGGTGCGCGGCGGTCTGCACGGATAGCTGTTCAGACAGTTGCCTCCCCATTCGCCAGTCCTGAACCCTCCAGGTGACGCCTGCGGCGCTGGCCATCAGCACCAGAATTAGCACCGCCAGGCCAGCCAGCTTCTGCACCGGGGTCATGCCAGCACCTTCAGCGCTTTGTCGTACAGCGCCTGGCGGTCGTCCTGACCAGTGAGCCCACCGTTGATGCGTCTGGTGATCTTCACGAACTGCCCCTGATCCGCAAGAGTGTTCAACCCTCGGGTGGACCAGAACCACGCCGCCGACATCGTGGCGTGCTGTGGCAGCTCCAGCAGATCGGGACGAGTGATCAGGTCCAGGCCCAAGGCTTCGCCACAGGCGGCATAGTTCGCCCGGCCAGTAACTTGGATCAGCCCGCGTCCACGGTACTTTGAGCCATCTCCCTTCACGGTATTGCCTAGGTCAGAACGGCCTTCATATCCGGCCTGCTGCGCCGTGGGGCCCCAAATTTCACGCACATGACGCAACTGTGCCGACTCATGCCCGACCTGGGCAATAAACGCGGCGACACGCAGTTGGCCGATGATTCCGTAGCGACTCATAGCTGTGTTCAACACAGAAACAAAAACGCCCGCAACTGGGCGGGCGTTCGGGAGGATTTGCAGCAATTGCAGCTGGGTGATCGACATACAGACTCCTAACAGGATAAACCCGCGTTGCGGGCATCATTGGCAACAACCCCGGGTCAAAGGTTTACAACCTTGCCGGGGCCTTCTTCCTTCTTCTTTTTCTTGCCCTTGGCGGTGGCCTTACCCTTTTTCCCGCCATTGCATTCAACGGTCGTACTCCAGCCGGATTGGGTGAAAACCTGTTCCACCGAATCCACCAGGTACTCACCATCCAAGCCCACCTTGAAGCCCTGGGCGTTAAGTTGCCGTTCAGCAAATAGATCAGTGCGCCCTGGCATTTCCAGGCGCACGCCGGCGGTAGAACGGTTGAAGGCGGCAAGCCGGGCTTTGGCCGCTTGCTCAGCGGCGCTTTTGTTGGGGTAGATATGCCGGTCCGTGTGAACCGGGGGCAGGCCGCCCGGGGCGTCCTCGTTGTCCAGGGTGACAATCGAAAGCTTTCCGGTGGCCTTGTCTTGGTGCTTGGTTGCTACGGCTTTGTGGGTGCTACGGTCGCCAAGCCGGAACTGCCAGCGGCTTACATCGCTGCGCGTTACGGTAACGACGCCCAAGGCTTTGCCGCTCGCGCTTTGCCCGCCCTGCCGGGGCATGACTACCAGCTTTCCGTCACCGACCTTTGCTGTACAGTCGTATTGCTTGGCCAAGCGCGTGATGAAATTAAAATCCGACTCGCTCAGCTGGTCTGTCCTCGGCACTTTCGTGGCGACCGAACATGCGGCCTGCCAGCCGTTCCTGGCTGCGATATCGCGCACGATTTCCGACAGCGGCACGTTTTCCCAACTGCCGTTGCGAATGGTCTTCCCGCTCCCGCGCATGTCGCTGGCCTTGCCCCTGATTACCAAGGTGTCCGGCGGGCCGGACAACTCCACCTCATCCACGACATAACGGCCCAGCCGGGCCAAACCGCTGCCGACATACCCCAGGTAAATCTCAATGCCGGCACCGCGCGCCGGTAGCGAGACCACGCCGTCACGGTCATCAATGCGCAATTCAAACTCGTCCGAGTCCATCCCGGGCTTGTCCGAAGTGCGCAAAAGCAAAAGCCGATCGTTAATCATGGCGGTAATATCAGCGCCGTCCGCGACGATGCGAAAAGTTGGTTTCATTGGGCGATCCCGAATGACGGATAGACTCAGGGCCTGGCCGCTATAGAATTTGCGGCTGATCAATCAGCCAGTAAGGAATGAATGGATGAAACGGATTTGCCTAGTGGGCTTACTCGCCTGGGCCGCCCTGCCCGCCATCGGCCAGGAAAAGCTCAGGATTATTGACCTGGGCGAGCCCGACCCAACGACCAGCCAGGCGCCCAGCGAACCGAGACCGGCCGCCACGGCGCCCACAGCGGGCCAGGCCCTGGCCTTTATCGAGCGGTTGAGTGCAACTGTAGAGAAGGGCATGGAACAACTCAGAAGCTCGCAGGCCGATCCGACCCAACAGCGCCGCCAGGCTCAAGCGCTGGCCGCGCTCGAGGACGAAGCGCAACGGTTCGGCGTGCTGTTTACGCCCTTCCACAAGTGCAATGAGGCTGCTATAGACGCTGCATCAGCCTGGCAAGGGCTGATAGCCAACGATGCCAAACGCTTCGATAGCGCGTTCGACAGCTACGCCAAGGCCGAAACGGAATGCCGGGAAGCGGCGGACCAAGGCTAGTCCCACAACATCACGACTTCTTCCCGCGCGGCCGGCAGGTCAGGCAGCACAATGACCACGCCGACGCGGTAAGGCTGCACCTCGTCGGCAAGGCCCTGATTGGCGTCTAGCACGGCTTCCATGGTGCCGTTGAGGTGGCCGTAGAAGTTATGGCAAATGGTGTCCAACAGATCCCCATCAACCGTTCTGCATGTCGTCGCCATAGCGCACAAACTCCAAAGTAAACCCCTGCTTGCGCGGGATGCCGCCTTGCAGCAGCGCGCTTTGTTCTTCCTCAATGCTCTTGAGGCACCAATTGCCCAGGACGTGGCCATAACCGGTGGTCAACCCCAAAGGCAGAAGGCGCGAACCAATACGGCGCAGCGTGTCCAGCTGCTTTAATCCCCCCTTGAAGCCCGGAAAAATGGCACCCTTAAGCGTCATTTTCTCATCGCCCATGCCCACGGCTTGCTGTGCCGGCCGCCGGCTTAAACGCTCCTGCGAAGCCCAGCGGAATTCTGTAGACCGCCGCAGCTCATCAAAGGCCGCCGTATCCAAGTTGAAGAAGTACGGTTCCGCCTTGGGGTCTAGCGGCTGGATAATCAGCAGGTGCGGGAACGGCTTAACCGCCTCCGGCGCCGGCGTCGCGTTGGTGGCAAACGCCCCCGTGGGGAAGATGTTGGCCAGCGATGGACTGACCTTGCCGGCAATTTTGTTGATCGCCGCCCCGGCCTTCGCGGTTTGCTCTTTCAGCACTCCCATGCGTTCGTCAATTTGCGACATGGCGCGGGAAGCCTTGTTATAGGTTTCCAACACTGTGCCAGCCTTTGCCTGGGCTGCGTTCACACCGCGCATCACGCGCTGAAGCTTTTCACCCACGGCCGGGCCAATCACTGGCAGCGCCTCCAGCTCAGACGCCGCGCCGGTGATTTCGCCAATAGCCCCATTAAGGGGCCCCATCATCCCATCAAGGCTACGCCTGCCAGCCTCTCCAGTCGTGGCCAGGTACTTAAGCCCGGCCTGAAGCTGATCTAAATAACCCGGGTCTTTCGTGTCTTTGTCCACGTCCCCCCCTTACCCCACATGAGGCTCATCAAAAAGGCTTGCACTTGAAAGCTGACGGTTGATTTCTTGCCGATGGTTTTGCAAGTACGGCTCAATTTCCCGGGCCAGCTGCTGGGGGTCTTTCACATCCCCTTTCACGGTCAAATGGAACGGCGCCGCCACATGCACCACCTGCTCAAACTTCGCCCGCTCTGGCTTCACCGGTGGCACCGGCTTAGGCAGTGCCGCACCAGGCTTAACGACCGGCGCCTGGGCCAGCGCTCTAACCAGATCGCCAACCTCAGACCCAGGACCGTTACGCGTAACGCCCTGCCCATCAAGAACACGATCAGGCATCAAAGCCGGCGCCGGTGCTTCCCCCTTGCGCCCGCTGGCAGGTACAGCCAAGGGAACCGGAAACAGCAGTGGTGCCCTGTTACGGCGCTCTGGCGGCCCGCCAGGTGCGGCCGGTGCGGTTACACGCACAACCGGAGCAAGCGCTAGGACTGGCGCAGCTTCACGCCCTGGGGCAGCACGTAGCGGCCCCGCCGGCGCATCTGCCGGCGGCATCGGCTGAACAGGCGCAGCATCACGCCCAGGAACAACCTGCACCGGCGCCGGCGGCGCCATTGCCTGGACAACCGGCGCCAAAGGCTGAACAGGCCCAGCGTCGCGCCCAGGAACAACTTGCACCGTCGCCGGCGGCGCCATCGCCTGGACAACCGGCGCCAAAGGCTGAACAGGCGCAGCGTCGCGCCCAGGAACAACTTGCACCGTCGCCGGCGGCGCCATCGCCTGGACAACCGGCGCCAAAGGCCGAACAGGCGCAGCATCACGCCCAGGAACAACCTGCACCGTCGCCGGCGGCGCCATTGCCTGGACAACCGGCCCCAAAGGCTGAACAGGCGCAGCATCACGCCCAGGAACGACCGGCACCGACGCCGGCGCCAGTGTCACAGGCGCCGCGTTACGGCCTGAAGGCGTAACGGCTTCCGGCCTCGATGTCGGTCCGGGTGCCGCCACCGAGGGCCGCAGAAGCATCAACGGCACCGGCGGGGCCACTTTCGGCGGCGCTTTGAATGACGCGGCAATATCCCCCAGCACCGGCGGGATATTCTTGCCGGCATCGGCCATCATCAGCGGACCGGCCACCGGCACTACCTTCGTTGCCGGGTCACTGCCAAACATGGCCTTGCCGGCATACCCGCCCAGGGCCTGGCCACCGGTACTACCCAAGTAAGCCCCGATCAGGCCACCCACCACGGTACCAATCACCGGCACCATCGAACCGATGGCCGCGCCGGCTGCTGCACCGGCCAAGGCGCCGGCTAAATTGCCCGCCGCCTCACCGTAACCCTCAGCCATTTCATCGCGGGTTTCGGCGTGGTCATAGGTATCCTTGGCCATCAACAGCGAGTCGACCGCCGCAAACACCGCCGTGCCCTTGACCATGCCGCCGGTATTCATGCCCATGCCCATGCCCTGGCGCACTGGTGCAGGGCGAGCCGAACCCGGGGCAGCAGTAGGCGCAGCTGCTGCCGCCCGTGCCGCTGCCGAAGGTGGCTTGCCCTTCTTTGTTTTCTTGCGGCGCTTACTGTCGCCGGCATCCATGCCCGGCCCATCAAGCCCCCCGGCCTGCATGTTGGTGACGATTACGCGCTGGGGAATGTTTGGATCGCCGCCGCGCAGGCCGCCACGGGCGATATTCAGCAGCCCCCGGCCGATTTTCACGCTGTTTACAACACCCCGAAACCCGATAAGCCCGGCAGTGATCGCGGCGACGCTGGAAACCACCTTGGGCGACTCATCGCCCAGCGAGCTAAGCCCTCGCCCAACCCAGGCCAGGCCATCCGCTACACCGTCCGTCATTGGGCGGATAGCGTCGCCAATCATGCGCATAGAGTCGTCCATGCTCTGCGCCATCTCGGCCCACTTCTGCGCGGACGCCTCTCGGCGCTCGGCCAAGTTCTTATCCAGAATGCCCGTGGCTGACTTGGAGTCGTTCTTAAGCTGTTCGTATAGCGCTTTGTTCTGCGTGTAAGCCGTGAGGGCGGCTTTCACTTGCATGTCGGCAAAAATATCGCCGGTTCGCAATGCCTGCTCCAAAGAGTCAATCATTGCCTTGGCTTTTACCGGGTCGGTCTCCTTGTTGATCTTTGCAGTAGCCTCGGCCATTGCCTTGGCTTTCGCCGGGTCCGTCGCCGCAACGTAGCGCTGGGCAAGCGCCAAGCTCGCCTCCAGCGTCGACATGCCCTTTTGCAGCCCTGTCTGCATGGAACCCTGATAGTCGATCCCGGCCTTTTTGTAGGCCGTGACGGTATCGCGGGCGCCGATTTTCTCCATCCAGTTTTTCAGGTTGTTGGCCGCCTCATCGGCACCACCTGCAGTTTTCATTTGCACTTGCAGCATGGCGCCCAGCTGCGTCACGGCGTCCATGCCGGTAATGCCCAGCTTGCCCATGCCTGCCAGCATTTCCGGCGCCCATCGCGCCATGTCGCTGGCTTCAAAGCTGCCGGCCTGGCCCTGATAGGCGATAGCCTCAAGGGCTTGTTGCATGACCTTGGGGTCGGTGATTTTGGCGTTCTGCCCCAGGGCGTTAATCATCTTGGCGGTGTCTTCAGCTCCCGCCCCCTGGCCCACGACGAACTTGGCAGCCGTAGGCGCATATGACAGCGCCTCAGCCAGATCCATGCCCGCCCCAACCAGGGAGTTCACCACCTGCGCTACTTCATTGAGTCCCATTCCCGCATCACGGGAGGTCTGCAAAATGGTTTGGGACATTTGCTTTTCTTGCGGGGCATTAGCAATGCCCGCCTTGATCGCAATATCCCGAATGATTGCGCCATAGTCAGCGCTGACCTTCGTAGGCACCGCCACAGCAGCCGAAAACCCCACCGCCTGGCCGACAGTGCTTTTCATGCCCTCGCGGCCGGCCTGGATTTGCTGGTGGCCCAACGCTTTCAGCTCGGCCTTGCGCGCCGTACGGCCCAACGTCTGATAGGCCTTTTCCAACCGGCCGACCTCGATGCCCTGTTTCTTGAGGCTGGCCAGGTTGGCATCGAGCTTGGTCAGTAGCGTGCTTGCGCCCTTCTCCCCCGCCAGGTGCGCCTTGCGCCATTCCTCACGAAGCCGGATCGTGTCGCCAATGGTGTTTTGAAGAACCCGGGCTTTTGCCCCAGTCGCCTCCAGGCGCTTTATGCGGCTTTCAACGTCCTTGAACGCCGAACCCACGGTGGAGCTGACAGCCCCACCAATGACGATACCAAGCGCTAATTTGCTTGCCATGTGCTTGCCCTATGCATCGGGTGGCTCGATAGCGGCTCAATCCGTGAGCCACCACACCATGTCTGAAGCCGGCATGTCCAACAGCTCAGCGGCCGAAAAATGCAACTCGGCCGCCAAGCGTTTGGCCATCATTTTCAATTGCCCGGCGTCACACCCCGACTTCGTTATCCAGGCGAAAATAGCCTTCCTGAAGGCGCTTGTAGTCGACCGTTTTGATAGCCCCCAAGTCCTTGTCCCCGATTTGGGTAAGGCTACACAGCAGGTTAACTTCCAGCTGCTCCTGATCGCCGTTAGCGGTGGCACTGGCGGCGCGCAGGTCGCGCAAGCACGGCGCGCGCATCGCGATCTTGTCGCGCTTCATGCCGTCGACCTCAAGCGGATACTTGAGCGTCACCACGGCGCCTTCTGCGGACAGTTCCAGCCACTCGGGCAATGCATTCGGGTTGGTTACTTTCATGTTCTTAAATCCTTAAAGGGCCAGGGCGGTGCGCATCGCTGCGTACTGGTCAACACCGTTGATAACGCGGACACAGGCCACAGGGTCGATTTCGTACATCACCCGGCCGTCGATTTCCAACTTGTAGTAGGTGACGGCAATCGAGTGTTTAAGCTCGGCCTTTTCACCAGCCTTCCAGTCGCCCAAATCCAACTCTTTGAGCATGCCCCGAACGGTTGCAACGACTGGCGTAATGCGGCCTTTCTGACCTTTGAATGCCCCACGGAATACCGTATTGCATGCGGTCTGATCAGCGAGCCCCACGAACTTCATGGACTCGCGGCGGACGCCGGTCGTGACGAAGCCGGCCTCCATCTTCTCCAGGCCCATATCCATTTCGATGGAGCCGCCCATACCGCCGCCGCGATATTCGTCAGTCTTCACTACGATCTTGGGGAGGGTCATGCTTGGCACGTCACCGGAAAAGCTGATGCCGTCCACGAACAGGTTGGTATTCACCAATACTTCAGGAATCATTTAGCGGCCTCCTTAGGCGGCAGTGTCGAGGACTTCGGTCAACCATTGGTTGGTGACTTCAACGCGGAAGTTAGGGTTTTCAGCCGGCGGCACATCGGTAAACCGGATGTTCCAAAATACCTTTCCTTGTTCCAGCTGGCTGGCCGTGTTCAGTTCGGTATCCGCGTAAACCTCGAAGTTGATCACTGCGCCCTGATTTTTCAGGTCACGCATGAACGCTTGAAGCCCTTCGGTCACGTCACTGATGTAGGTCTTGGTAATGCTGCGATCCACTGCCCATTTGTGGCCGGCCAGGATCGCGTCCATGACGATATCGACGGTGCGAACGCGGGTAACGAATGCCCATTTCGCATCACTGGAAAGCGTGCGGTTGCCCCACAGGCGGTAGCCGTCATCGCGAATGATGGTGGCAATATTGGCGTTATTGAGCAGGTTGGCCCGGCACGTTTCATCACCGTCCAAGAACTCAATAGGACGGGTGGTACCGGTGAGGCCCACAAATTCCTTGTTGGACGGCGACGCCCAAAACCCATACTCGGCATCGGTGTAAGCGAACATCCCCGCAGTCCAAGCGGACGACGGGGAATCAATGGTCTTACTCGCTACGGTGTCGAACTGCTGAACACCCGGATCGACCATGTAGATGCGCTTGCTGCCGAAGTTCTTGGCGTACTCCATGGCCGCTTCGTCAGTGGTGTTGGGGCCGTCAACGATAGCGAGGGCGCGCAGCTTCGTTGCCAAGCCATCCATGGCGGTGGCCACCGCCTGAGTGGCGGAATGCCCCGGGGCCACCAGCAGACGCGGCTGGGCGTTGAATCGGCTCTTACCGTCCAACAGCGCCTGTAGCCCTGTACGCTTACCATCGGCCTTCACGCCGCCGATAATGGCCGAGGTTTGCAACGCCTTGTCTTCAAGCTTGGCGACGCCGCAAGCGACAATCACGGCTTTGGAGCGAGTAAAAATCGCCTTGGCTGCGCGCGTGATAGCGGATTCAGGCCCGAACGCGGCCACCGCTTCGCTTTCGCGGGTCAGTAGCACCAGGTCGCCAGGCTGGGCCGAGAATTCCGGCGCCACGGTGAAGGTATCCACCAGGCCGATAATGGACGAAGACGGCAGCGCGATAGTGCGCGCGCCGGTGTCGACCAACGTTACGGTAACGCCGTGAAAACGACTTGTAGAAGGCATAGGCCCAATCTCCAGACATGAAAAAGCCCCGCACTGGCGGGGCTTCAGGGTTTAAGCGGGGGAATGAAAAACGCCCCGACAGTGCGGGGCGTTATTTGGTTTGCAGGGCGATCCAATCAGGCTTAGGAGGCCGGGATTCCAACAAAGGAAAATCACGGCTGGTAGGCCAATCACGTAGCGCCTGCACATAGTCAATCAGCTCTCCTGATTGGCTCGCCGTTAATGTAGTGGTCCGCTGCGCATCTGTTTCGTCACGGTGCCGCTCGCGCAACCACTTAACACTTTCAATCTCAGCGTCTCGCCATTGCCTGGCTTGCGCGGCCAGAACTTCCGGCGATGGCGGCGGCGGGTCTACCAATACTGGCTTCCCCGTTTTATCTGGAGCAATTTTACGCCCGCTCGTTTCACCGACAAGAAGCTCTTGACGGTATTCGTCAGTGATTTCAACACCACCGTTATCAGCCGACGAAAAGGCATATCGCCCGTCTTCATCAACCCATTTTGCATACACCGTGATTACCAGTTCTTTTTCACTGTTCATTTGTTTACCCAACCCCAGGCACGCCAGTTACATTGCGAACTTGTTGATGCGCCGACGTTCGGACTACCACGAACAAAAGAACACATGTTCTGAGCGGTAAAACCGGTCGTTGATGGGGCAGTCACCTGCCACATAGTCATTAGCGTCGCGCCAGCGTTAGAGCTGTCATAGGGAACAATGAATGGCGGTTGAGAAAACTGTTCTGCAAACGTGATGTTGACTTTGTCAGTGCTTGCAGCTGACAGGCCCCAGCACTCGAGCATGCCACCAGGCAAATACCGAAAGCCGTTCACACCTTTTGACTGCCGAAAATCAGAAGACTGCTCCATCTTGATACTGCGACTTGTCGCGCACCAAGTATTAGAACCCGTGCTGGTCAGCGTTAAAAAGTCTCCGTTATTGAGTGTTACCGACGAAGTAAACGCATTGAATCCCGCATTGATAATGTCAGCCCCCGATACACGGATGGTGTCGGGAGTCAGGAAACCATGGTCAACAAAAAAACTGATACACGCACCAGGCGGCACTGAGTTAGCGGAGGGTAATGTTGCGGTAATTGATCCATTACCCGATAACACCATCATGAAACCGATATGCGCGTTGGTCAGTACTTTCGTGGCTGTAGTGACAACCTCCAACCCACGAAATGAGCCCTGCGATTCACCTACAAACCTCGTAGTGGCAATGGACTCGTCCCTGTCATATTGTTGTGGTGTTGGGGCCTTCGGTTCACCGGTTAAAACTGGCGAATCCAGTGGCGCCAAGCCTTCCGTAATTTTCCGAAACTTAAGGGCAGTGGTACCTATGACAATGGCGCCATCTGTAGCCAGCGTCCACAACGTATCTGCGTTTACTGTTCCTCGCTCTACTACCACCTGAAGGCCAGGCGTCACCTTCTCAGAGGTATCAGCATCGACCGTACGCACCCAGCTATCAGGCCCAACCACGTACAAACCGTTGTCTTTCGCCTGAATTTGATCTTTTACCAGCACACGCGAATCCGCAGGCACCGCAAAACCATCAATAGCCTGAATGCCAGCCAGCACCACCGGCCCCGTGGTAGCCACCAATACCGACTGCTTGAAGTCCAGCCGGCTAATCGCGCCGGCTATAGATTCATCTACATACCGGCGCGTCGCCGTTACGACCGCTGGATCGATATTCAGCACCACGTTAGTGGAACTCTTGACGATGAAATTCATACGGACGGTTTGCGTTCGGCCGGCGCCCTGGGAAAGCTTCGGCTTGAAGCTCGGCGCGCAGTTGGCCACCGCCACCAGATCCCCGTCCGAGTCGAACAACCCCAACTCACGAATCCAGAAACCGCCCTCATCGGACGGGATAATCTGCTCGGCCACAAGGATGCCGGGGTTAGCCGGATCAGGGCCCAGCATGTTCAGCGGCGCTCGTCGGCGCTCATTGATCAACACCTTCTGCAAACGATCAGGTATAGGATCAGTGTTATTAGCGTCGCCCACAGCCATGTGGGTTAACTTCCAAGTCATCAAGCCAGCATCGGCTTTAACTTGCTTGGACTCCCCCACCGCCGTAAGGATGGCGAAAAACTGCGAATTAGCATCAATCATGGGTATACATCCAAAAGGTCTATGGAATGCTCACGGCCCGGCACGCCGACATAACAGTCGACCGAAATAAAGGCAGGCGTCAGGGGATAAACTTCAAGGTCATCAATGGTGTGCTCACGACCACCACCACCGATAACACCGGTCGTCTCAATGTCGCGAAGTACCGGCGGATAAACATCAATCTCGTCACCGTCATAGGCACTTGCAAAGATGTTGATAGCGCCAGTGCTTTCGAGGCTGATCGCCAACCCCGTCAGGTGCCGACTTACCGGCTTTGCGTCATCAATCAGCCTTTCCAACTCGGCATACATTTCTTCGGTAATGCCGGTTTCTAAAACGCCGACCTTGAGGGCAAACGTGCCCGGCACCCCCTTGGGCGTGGTTTCGTACCAGTGCTGCACGTCGATCAGGTACCCAAGCGGCTCAACGACTCGCCGCAGGGCACCTACAGTGCCCTTGTGGGCATGCACAAAGAACGATGAACGTATAACCGAGCGCTTGACCGCCTCCGACCAATTGTTGTCCCAGCGGTCGACCGACCAAGCCCAGGCCAGCAGCGGCAGATACGCAACCGGACACAAGTCCGGGTTGTAGAGCGTGCGTAACGGTATGTCGGTCTTACCGTCCGTGGCGGCCTCTATGGCGCGCTCCAGAAGCGTGCTGTTGAGCGGCAGAAGACTTTGCATGTCAGTCCCCCAACTTCACGGTAACGTCCGTGCAGTAAGCCGCCTGGGCCTTGGTGGGCCGTATATCCGACCAGCCCGGCAGCTCCACGCGTCTGACACCATTGATATGCAACTGGGCGTCGATCCCCGAGCGCGCCACTTCAACACCCAGCCGGCGCCGAGGGTTGACCCAAGCGTTCAGGCGCCGCTTCGCCTCAATCAGCAGGCTCTCGTTCTCGGAACCGGTGCCCTCCATGTGCAGAATCGCGTCAATGCGGTAATTGATTACCTCGGCGCCTTGCACAAAGATTCTGTCCGCCACCGGCAGGATGTTGTCTTGGCTTAGGTAGGCCTCCACTTGCTTGAGTAACGCCTGATCAGCCGTGCCGTCACCATTCAGGTGCTGCACAGTGACCACCACCACCGCCGGCGCGGGGCTTTCGGCCGTAGCGTCTCCCACCAGCGCCGAGGCGCTACGCGCATGCTGGATGTAACTGTTACGCGGACCGGCCGTGGTAAGCCCTTCGAAAGCCGCCTGTGCGCGCTCGCGCAGCGCGTCATGGGACTCCATGACTTTCGGCGACGGAGGAAAAGTCGCCTGATCCTCGGCCTGAATTACCAGACGATGAACATTGACGTTCGCGGCCAGCTGGTCAAGGTCGCCGCCCTGGGCGTATGCCAACAACAGTGCCTTGGCGGCATCGTTTACCCGAAGCTCGTAGCGGTCATCCTGAGTGTCAATGCCACCCATCAGAGCTGCGCAACGAGCGGGAACCTGGGCCGCATATACCTCGCGGCGTTCGCGCAGCAACTCCCAGTCGACTTTCTCGGTCAGGTCTTCTTCCCACGGCTCGCCCAGTGTGGTGTTTACAAAGGTCTTGAGCTTGCCCCGGTCCTTACCGGCCTTGACGCGCTCGTCTGCGATCTTCACCCAAGTGGTGAACGTTGAATAAATCGTCCAGATATGGAACGTCAGGCGGCGCGGTGTGCGGATAGGCTTATCATCCGCCCCGAACCACTCCATGCTGTCGCGGGTCCAGACGCCGGTTTTCTCGCAGATATAGCGGCCGGTGCGTGACGCCTCGACCATCTGGTAATGCTCAAACGCGCAGCCATTGCCGGACTCGCAGAGATACCAAGCCTTATCAACTTCGCCCAGGGCATCCTTGGACCACTTGAGCCCAAACGCCTCACCCTTGCCGCCCCACTTCAGCGTTTGCTCAGTGCGGCAGTGCGGGCACTGGATGTGAAAGCGCAGCAGGTAGGCTGATTCCTCGGCCGCTCGCGTAATCTGGCAGCTGCCCGCAAGCTTGGGCGTTGAGCCACGAATAGACTTAGGAAAGGTCGCGCCCTCTAGACGCTTATCCCCCAAGAAGGTGGGCGAACCCTCGTTGTTAATGTCCGCATCGAAGCTCGACAGCTCGTCGTAGCCCACTTCGTCCGGGCTTTTCTCCCGGTAGTTGCCCGCCGCCTTGCCGCCCAACCACCACAACACCTTGCGGTTTTCGAAGGTCTTTTGGTCTTCAGTGTTGTCCTTGTGCTTTTTACCGAACCAAGGCGCCATGGCCTTGATTACTGGTACATCGCGAATCATGGGGTCGACGTGCTTTTTCATGATGCCCTTGGCATCGTCGTCGGTCGGGCTCCACATGCAAACGCTGCGTTTCTTGTGCTTGATCTTGTAGGCGATGTTCGCCATCAGCATCTTGGTGTAACCGATGCGCGCCGATTTCGGCAGATTAAGCTCATGTATCAGGTCGTTACCCATAGCGTTCAGCAACGCGACCTGGAAAAACTCAGTCGTCCATTTGCCCTCTCCGTAGGACGACTCTGAGGACATGTAGAAATATTCGTCAGCCCACTCCACTGCCGTCATGGGCGGATCGACTTCAAGGGTTTTCAACCCGCGCCGGACCGCCTCAACCAGACTCTTGATCCAGGGTGGCGAGGTACTCATCCAAAAGCTCCGGTATGCGATCAGCCAACCCGGCAGCCGCGTTACGCGTAACGGCAATTTCCGTTTCAACAGCCTCCAAGTGGCGCACGTTGATATCGGGATGTTTGCGCTTCACGTTTTTATGAACAGTGTTGAGGGTTGAGGCCAACTGCGCGGACAGGCTGGCCAGGGCAAAGATCATGAATCCGACAGGAACCAGCTCCTTATCCCCGACCTTGTTTTTGCGTGCCTGGGCGTCGGCTTGTTCACGGGTCAACCGAAGTCGCTCACAATCAATCTTGTAACCAATGAGTGGATCGACCTCTAACGCGCCAGGTTGTTGCTTGCCGGTTTGGTGTTGCAGCCGGTTATCCACCACCGACCGAACGTCATAAAACGACTCTCGGCCGATCTTCGCGATGGCCGGTACGTCCCATTTATCAAAGGCCTGCACCGAAATACCGAGGCTGTCTGCCATGTTCTTCTTGTTCAACCAGCCAGGCTGTCGCGTGATCGTGGTGATCTTCGAAGACATAACAACAACCAACCTCTGAAAAAGGGTCACACGTAGCGAATGGGCGGGGCCCGAATTACCCCCATGAGGGGTGGGGGTCCGGGAGTACCTTTGGCTTTTCGTCCCAGCCTACCTGTCAAGGGAAAAAGGGGATTAAATCGAAGAAAAGGCCACTTTTTTTCACCTTTTCTCTGACTTCCCGTCGACTACAGCCATCAACGAGCCGAAGCCATCGCTTCAGCCCAGGCGGTCGCTGCGTCAGCCTGATAGTTCGCGTTGACAATGTTCTGCCCGATCTTGAAGAACGGGAAAATGGTTCGATACCTGGGCGCTGAATCGCTGAAGATAAATACCGGCCGTACCGCATCGCCCATGCCCATCGACTTGCGCTCCCACACACCCTTCGTGCCGTCGACATCACCCGAGAAGAAGCGATGGGCGTTGCCCTTACGTCGACTTCTGGCACTGCCACTGGCGTTTGCCTGATAGCCCCGCGTCGATTCAGCAGCACCCAGGCCTGATAGGATCTTCATCATAGTGCCGCGTGACACGTTGCCGTACTGATTCATAAAGGCCGTGGTGGGTACGGCAAATTGGTCACTGCGCATGATGCCGCGCGCTATCAACGATTTCTCGAAACGCTTGTGAGGCCGCAGGCCACCACTCACCGCCTGCTGTAGGTAAGTGTCAGCAGGAATGCCCGACGCCCATGAGTCTTTGAAGTAGACCTCAGCGGCTCGCGCCTTGGTGGCCATTTTTACGAACAGGCTGTTCAGCGTGGTCGGGGTGGGCCGGTCCAGGCGTTTCTGCATCACAGTGATGGTGCCCTTCTTGACCCGTTGTGCCAGTAAGGTCGCGGTGCGTGCCATCACAAATGGGATGTGCTTCTTCTCCAGCTCGCGCATGCCCGCAGAAACGGGGAACGCGTCCAGCGACATGTCGACCTTGAACATCGTCCCTCTCCTGCTCTGCCGATCTACTGACCGTTGGTGATACGGCCTGAAGCCGGGGCGCTAACGCCAGCCTTGCGCGCCAAGAATTGCGTATACAGGCCACCTGCAACGTCTGCACCTATCACCGCGATTACGATGCCCAAGCCGGCGGCCAGGTAGAGGTTGTTCCAAAGGGCCATTGCGAGCAGCAACGTGGCCATACCCAACAGTCCAGAAGCTAGAAAGCGCAGTGCCACTCGCTGAAGGATTTGGCGAAGGCCTAGGTCACTGCCTGATGCGCGAAGCATTTCTCCCGACAAACCGGCGAGGCTCAGCAGAACCAACAACCACAGAGGTACATCGGTCAGTGCCTGATGCTCGGAGTTCATCTTGAGTCCTCAAAAGGTCGACCTCCACGTCACTGGCATCCGCTTTAAGCAAGGAGACAGGCGTGGGGCCGAAAACAAACAAGCCCCGCGCTGTGCGGGGCCTGAAATTGGAATAAAAAAACCCGGCTCGATGGCCGGGTTTTTGAAAGCGTCTCGCTGCGTTCACAGCAGTTCACGCTGCAATGAAAACAGACGTATTCCGCGCGGAAAAGCTTTTTTTCTCATTTATGGTCACCGAGGATGTGCGCTCCCCACAACCAGCCATAGAATGGCATGAATACCTAGACTCAGACCCCCAAAAAGGAAATTTCCAGGCTGATGAATAACAAAAACCCAACCTTTCGTGGAGCAGAACCCACATGGGCGAACGCCTGTGTTGGTAACAACGGTCAACCTAGTTACGTTGAATACTCAGAGGGTTTCTCAAAAGCGGCAAACATTCTGATAGACCTGGTTATCAATGATCGAAGCAGTCACTTCAGTGTCGACGAATTTGTTTACCCAGTCTGCTTCAATATGCGCCATTCAGTTGAATTAAGACTAAAAGGCGCCATTGATGAAATAATCGAAATTGCCAAACTCAAAAAAATCAATCTTCACTTCAACTCCTCCAGCTCACACGACATCAACATAATTTGGAGTTTTTTTAAAACACAATCGGAGAATATCGACAAAAGATATATAGCGGCAAACCTAAAAGTAGAAGCAACAATTTTAGATATTGCAGAAGTTGATCCAACCGGGCAAACATTTCGCTACCCATTTAGTAATGACTCTCAAAAACACTTAACAGAAGTATCCGTTATAAATTTCATTCTCCTGAAAAAGAAATTTAACGATCTCGAAAAAAATCTAGAATCACTTCACAAACTCAATAACTGGTTGCGATCAGAGTACAACCAAGGTTCCTTTACAGAAAAACTATCTCGACTGGAAATTTTTAGAATTGCAAAAGAGCTACCACGCATCGAGAAATGGAGAGATGAGGAATTCACTTTATTAAAGGATCGTATCAAGGCAGAGTATGGGCTTGGGAGTAGAGACTTCTCAAAAGTCGTGGATATCATAAAAACCCATTATAATCTCGCCCCAATGATAAATTCCCCGCTCCCACTAAAAGGTATTTCAGAAAAAAAACTTTTTCAATTTATTGATGAGTGGTTCAAGGAGAATCCAGACTTCCGAAAGGATCTGGACAAACCATATACTGAAATAATATTTGACAAAGAAAGCTTGCTAGCTAGCCTGCTAGCGAGAGGCGGCCCACAAAACAAAATATGGGATATCTTTATTACTGAAGTCAACGCAGAGTATTTGGCGGGGCTTGAAACTTTATTTTACTTCGCACGTGACAGAGAATTTGTTGAATACTATGACAGACTCTACGACATCCATCTCGCTCAAGCCAATGCCAACTTGGCTTACGGTAGTGATTTAAAAGATGACTTCATGCACATATTCAGCAAAAGTAATGCCATTGACAACCTTTTGATATCTCTATTTTCTCTGCAGCACACAGAGTTAGCGGAAAGCATCATTGGCACCTACGGACTTGAAGGCGCATTCAAATGGTTAGATGACGCTCGATCAGGCAGACTATTTGCTTACCCAGATCTTGCCGGTTATTAATAAAAAATATTTACGGTAAGTATCAAACATCTGCCGACGCCAGCTCGGCAGATATACAATTAACAAGTCATGCAACGCTATACATCGGGCAAACAACGCAGTCGATCCAAGCTACTCCTGCACGCACTAGTTCCCTAGCTTTTCCCTCACTTAACCCATAATGCTTTCCTACTCGCAACATGGGCCATTTAGCACCAAAGTACAGCCAGATCACGTCTCCCATCTGCTGATCGCGATGGGCTAGTCTCGCAACCGCACCATCAATAGCCGTCGCCCATTCGTCAGTAATGCAATAGCCCTTGCTCGATGATGGATAAGCGGTCGCCTGACGCATCAGCGCGAGCGTAGGCGATGTGTAACCTGGCACCCCAGCCCCGTCCATCCGCCACCAGCCCCACTGCTCAAGCAGGTATTCAGTATCCCCCAATGGCCGGCCAGCCGGCTTACGAATCATCATGCTCTCAATCCCCTGTGTAATTTGTTCCGCCTGCTCCCAGGCGGTTTGGTTGCTCGTATTGGCTCTGTGGCCCTATCGCTGTTGGAGGAGTCTTTAATGCCAAAATTTCGCGCTGTGCCTGCTGCAATTTGAAGCTCAACTGGATTACCAACTCATCGACAGAAAGCACCAACTTGGTCCCGTGAACAACCCAACCTGAGCCGTTGCAATCCGTGCAAACCAGCTCATAAAACACCCCCGCCACTACCGCCCTACCCTTGCAGATCGAGCAAGGTTCAAGCTCGATCCGCTCCCGCTTAAAGCCAGGCCCCTGTCGTTTCTGCACGTTTTAAAACCTCGCCCTTAACAAATTGTGGTTCTGCCTCGCAGGCCCCGCCGTTCAAGGCGTCTACGAGGTTTTGCGAATCTTCATATCTAACGCCTGTCTGCGCGTGAATCGCCTTGAAACCACGCTCATCTAACCAGTTGTGCCACTTCACCAAGGCCAGGCGGCGCTGCTCTTTGGCCTGGGTGTTGATGTAGGTAGAGGCGATCTTGCCCAGGGAGTGGTTGAGCAGCATCTCGCCGATGTGCCCGTCGACGCCAAGGTCAGTCCAGGCAGTGCGGGCCACCTTGCGCAGGTCGTGACTGGTCCATGCGCCCTGCCCTAGCCGTGTGAATACAGCGCTTGCCTGGTTGTCGCTGAGCGGGTTGCCACGGCGTGACGGGAACAGGAAGGCCCCTTCGTATCCCTGGGCGGTCTGGCGGTCACGGTAGCGGCGCAGCAACGCGCACACTTGGTCGGTCAGTGGCACACGCAGCTCGGTCTTGGTCTTGGTGTGTTCGGCAGGCAGGAACCACTCGCGTTCTGGCAGTGCAATGTCAGCCCACCGCGCCTGGCGGGTTTCGCCGATGCGGGTGCCGTGGCACAGCATCATCAAGGCCAGCACGGCGTCACCTGGTGCGCTGTCGAAACGGTCGGCCAGCAACCTCACCAGATCGGGCAGCTGAACATCGCGCAGGCGGGCCGGCTTGGGCTGGATGCACGCCGTTGTGAACTGACTGAATTTGAGTTCTGCCAAGGGATTAACGGGGATCAGGTCGAGCTTGCGCGCCTGACGGAAGGCCATGGCGACAAGGCGGAACAGCTGCTGTACATACGACAGCGACAGTTGCGCCTGGGCCGGCCACATCAGCAGCTTGTCCAAGGTCTGGGCGTTTACGTCGCTGATCAGTAAATCATCCAGGCGCGGCTTGAGCTGGCAGCTGATCGCAGACTTGATCGCGGCTCGGCGCTTGTCCGAAAGCGCGCGCGACTTGGCCATACGCTCAGCGAACCAATCGAGCAGCTCGCCCACAGTCACCCAGCCTGAAACACTGGCCGCGCTGTCGGCAGCAACCCGCAAGCGCACCGCTGGCAGTGCCGCGATCACCTGCTTGGTGTTCAGGTCAGGAAAGCCGCCGATGCGATGCCATTTGCGCTTGTTGAGCAGGTACCAGGAGCCGCGCGTGCGATTCTTGGCGAAACGGAAGTGCAGCGCCGGGTGGCCGGCGTCCCGCAGATCACGTACATGCTCAAGCTTGGCATTGCGGGCAATCTCGGCATCTGACAGCTTCACCGTCAGGGTTTTGATTTGGGTGTTCAAAACGCGCCCTCCTCCGGATTAAGGAGGTCGATAACCTCAAACGTCGACGGCCACATCTGGCCGCCGTATCGAACTGCCATGGCCCTATCAAAAAAGAGCGCTAGCGCATGATCTGGCGCACTCCCCAGGTCTATCTTGGATGAACAGCAAAACACCGCGTAGCGGTACAGGTCAGGCTTCGGAACCGCAAGGCGGGGATCTGCCATTAGAATTGATCCTTTTGTTTGTAGCGGTCAGCCATGCTGGTGACCTTTGCAGGCTTGGACGGCTCAACCCATCCAGCAGCCAGTTGTTCAAATCGGCTGTACTGCCCGAGGAAGGCAGCACGCACGGTGCCACCGGCGATGTCACGGCCCTTGCCAATGATGATTTCGGCAATGCCCTTCGCTTCGGAATGCTCGTGGTAAACCTCGTCGCGGTAGACGAACAAGATGATGTCGGCGTCTTGCTCAATGGCGCCGGATTCGCGCAGGTCAGAGCACATTGGGCGCTTGTTGGGGCGTTTTTCGCACTCACGCGAGAGCTGGCTGAGCAGAATCACCGGGATGCCCAGTTCGCGAGCCATCAGTTTCGCGGTGCGGGTCATGTGGCTGACTTCCTGCTCTCGGCTGAACGTGCGTGAGTCGGAGTCCACCAGCTGCAGGTAATCGATCACCATCAGGTCCAGGCCGTATCGGCGCTTGTGACGACGGGCAGCGGCGCGCATCCGGTTCATCGACATCGATGCGCGGTCCGACAGGTACAGGCTGGAGTGCTTGAGCTTGCTGGCGGCACTCATCAGCTCGGCGCCATGGCTGTGCGGGGCTTTGCCGTTCTTGATCAGTTGCAGCGGTATGCGCCCTTCAGACGCCATGAAGCGGTCCATAAGGCCGGTGTTATCCATTTCGAGACTGAACGCCATCACGCTCTTGCCCTCACGAATGGCGGCGTTGGAAGCGATGTTCATGGCCAGGGTGGTTTTCCCCATGGCTGGACGGCCCGCAATGATGATCAGTTGGCCAGGCTTAAGACCCTGCAGTTTTTCGTCTAAGTCGGGAATGCCGGTTGATAGCCCATCAATCTCGTCGCCCCGGTCGGCGCGGGCCTGAAGCACCTCGATGTAGTCATCCAGGATGTGCTCTGCCTTGATCACTTCGGATGTGGCCGACTGACTGTCGACCGCCTGGGCCTCGGCCTGCACCGCTGCGACCTTGTCCACGGTGGACTGGTCGCCATAAGCGATATCGTTGATCCGAACGCTCAATGCGATCAGTGATCTATCCAGGCTGCGCTCGCGAACGGTTCCGGCATAAGACGCAGCGTTCGCAACGCTTGGCGTGTTACGGGCGATATCGGCGGCGTACGCGAAGGCGGGAGAACCGCAAGGCAGGTCCCCGACACGAGCGCCGATAGTCACGATATCAACCGGCTGGCCGGCGCCATGCAAGTCCAAGATGCCGCGATAGATGGCGGCGTTGTCATCGTAGTAGAAATCGTCGACGGCCAGATCTGCACTGAGTAGATCGATCAGCTCAGGGCGCAGGAACATTGCCCCCAGTACACCGTGTTCGGCCTCGAGGCTGTATGGGTCACGCATTGTAATTTCCCTCCACGACCTTCACGAAGTTGCTCGGCTTGATCAACCAGTCGAACGTCGCCCGAAAAGGCTTAGCCCCGTCCCGGCCCTCACCCTCCCCCATCAGGAATGAACTCGAAGCAACCAGCGCAAAGAACTCAGCCCAAAAATCTAAATCCTGATGAACCGAACTTTCGTTCCAGCGTGCCGCGATCTTGGTCACTCGGTCTTTGGTGAGCATCGCAACCTGAGGGAGTGCAGGTAGCGTTTTGTTGAACAGGTCGACAATTGCCTGAGACGGGCACTTCGGCTTCGCAACTTTCGCTGGTTGGTCACCGCCAACAAGAGGTGATGATTCAATTGATGGTTCTATTACGGTTCTGGGTGCAGCTGCTGCGGGGGTTTTTGTCGTTAGCTGCGGGGGTGGCGGTGCATCTGGTGCGGGGTGCATTTCTTGCGGGGGTGCATATGCTGCCGGGGTGAGGGTGTACATAGTCGAGCGTCCCATCCGTTCACGGACGGACAAGATGCTTGCTTGCCCTAACCACTTGATCGCGCCCTGAACGGTCCTTTCGGCAAGGCATGTACGTTCAGCGATACGAGCGACCGAAGGCCAGCAAACACCCTCGTCGTTTGCGTTGTCAGCCAGCGATATCAGGACAGCCTTCTGCGGGCCGCTCATGCCTTGCAACGGCCAGCACAGGCTCATGATTATGGTGCTCATGCGGAAACATCCTGGGCAGGTGCTAGGGACGCCTTCAAATAATCGAGGCATTCCCGGCGAAATTGAGACTTGGATGCATGCGAGTACTGGCCGCTAATCATGAGGGCGGCATTCATCGCTGCGGATTGATTGGTGACCGCGTGTCGAGACACCTTTTCGGACTCGCCGGGTAGTGTCGCGACATCGCCAGTACTATTGACTGCGGGGGTGTTGTTGGTCATTATCCACCTCGATCTAAAGCTTCACGGAACCGCCCTGCCAGGCGGTTTTTTTATGTCTGCGATTTGGTCACTGTATGAATTAACAGCTAACCCAAAACCTCTATCCGGCCTTCCCGCTACGGCGGAAAATGGCGCCATCGAACGATCAAACTACTGATCGTTGAGATGGAAACGGACGCTGCTCTTTCGCTTGAAAACTTCCATCAGGCAGCTCAAGCACACGGATGTCCCGTTTAGCTGTAAGTGCCTTATGGATTGCAGGGGCCGTGACGCGAAGAAGCCGGGCTGCCTCGGATTGCCCTTTTTCAGCAACAAAGTCGTCGAGGGGGGTTTCGTTCATGATTAGGCCTCGGTTGTAGATGAGGTCGATATTAACCATCTGTTAATTTTTAATCAATACCGATGGTTTCTTCTATTATTTAACCATTGGTATACATTCGCGAGATGACCAAGAAACGAATCCTTCCACCAGAGCTGCTCGCCGAGTGCTCAGCCGCGCACGACCTATTCCTCTCAAAAAAGAATGAGTTGAAGCTCAGTCAGAAAAAAATCGCAGATGAAGCGGGAATGACGCCTGCAGCAGTGAACCTCTACTTCAAGGGTATAAACCCCCTGAACTCCAAGTTCGCAGCAGTCCTCGCGCGCATGCTTGATGAGCCGGTTTCTGCGTTCAGTCCTCGCCTTGCTAATGAAATAGCGGCCCTGACGAGCATGCCGGCCAAAGAAGTTGCTGTGCCGGGGTCAAGCGCCGCAGAGAAAGTGATGGCGATGATCCGCAAGCACGCAGGCAGAAACCTTGATGCAGACGCGCAGGAGAAAATTGCTGCTGCGGCGCTGGCTGCGGCCGGAGAGGCTCAAGGAAAGGTGATTCATGCTGACTTTTCGGGGCTGAAGGCTAGACCCGAGGAAATAGTCATTCGGCAATACGACGTTCGCGCAGCAATGGGCCACGGCCAAGTTCCTGCTGATTACAACGAAGTCATCAGAAACCTGATCATCCGCGAGGACGTGCTGCGCGAGAAAGGCGTCTCCTACACATCTCCCAACTCCCTGGCGATGATCACGGGCTGGGGTCAAAGTATGGAAGGAACGATCAATGACAAAGACCCGCTCATCGTCGATAAGGGAGTCAACGAGTTCGCCGGCGATGGTATCTATGTTCTGACGTGGCATGAGCACCTGTACATCAAACGCGTTCAGGTCATGGATGCGGAGAGATTCTGGTTGATCTCAGACAATGCCAAACATAAGGACCAGGAAGCCAGGATTGAGGATGTGACAATTCACGCAAAGGTTCTGATGATCTGGAATGCGCGCAAGGCCTAAGGTTTATGGGGTGCTGGCAAGCGATCAACGAAGCCCGGCCAAAAGCCGGGCTTTTTGTATAAAAAGATCAGGAAAAAACGTCATCTTCAACTGGCGCAACCTCACCTACATCCAGCACCAGGTCATCATCACTCGGTGCGTCCCACTCTATCAAAACCCCTCCATCATCCTGAAAGATCATTGCTACACCGTCCGTTTCAGCGATCTGACTCATCACCTCATCCCACTCCGCGTCCTGGTCAGAATCAAGTCGATGAATTAACGCCGAACACCGCTCCTGCGCGCGCGGTGAGTTGATCATCGAGGCCACGCGCAGCGATAGGCGTTCAACAGCCGGTATTACTTGCCGCTCCTTTGCTTCAGACGTCTTCCGCTTCGCCATTCCCACCCCCAAAAACTGTATATACATCCAGTAATGCGGAGATGATATACCACGCCCACGAAAAATAAATTAACCATCGGTATTGACGAATATTTATACCGATGGTTAACTTATCTCAACGCAGCGACATATGCCTTCTGCGAACCGCTCTTTAACAACCTGTAGACGCACCCCGACGCCAGATGGCGTTTGAGTTCGGGGAACAATACGCAACACAGCCTGCTTCCGTGCGCGGTAATTCGGCACGCAAGGTTTGCTGCAAGCACGGAAATTTTCACTGCTGCACCTGGCCTGCCGGGTGCATCGGGAAAACAACCGGGAGTCACAACGATGGAATCAACAATCGTTAACGGCGCATGGAAGGGCCACCTCGGCCGTGGTCTAGCGCCGCGAGAACTTCAGTACTTGCTGTCCGCTGCCCAGGGCAAGACGGCAAAGGAAATAGCCAGGCTGCACGGTGTAGCGGCATGCACCGTGGCGAAGCGGCTTTCCTGCGCCATGTTCAAGCTCGGCGTGACTCGCCAGACCGCGATGGTGGCCGAGGCCATGCGCCGGCAGATTATCTCGCCCATGTGCTTCGTCCTGGCCAGCCTGATCGCCGTGCACGCAATGATCGGTGACGACGCGATGCGCCGTGATCGCCGAACGCCTGAGCGCCGTACCGCCCAGGTGCGGATGGTGCGCCAATCCGAACGTCCGAGCCTCATCGCTTAACCGAACAACCAGCGCCACGACAGCCTGTCGTTAACTGCCCGAGCACCTGGTACTCCCCAGCACCAGGCCGCATCGGACTGCTCTCCACCTTTCACGACAGGCTTTAGATCGTTGAAGAACCTTCACCGAAAGCCTGAGAGCAGTCCGATGCGGACTAAATCGCGGCCTATAACCGCCCACCTGCATTCAACCCACCCAGCACGGAGGATTGGCAGCCATGTAAACGCTCAGATACCTGCACGGCCCCAAAGGGCTCTGCCGGCTTGTCACGTACGGAGGCGTTTGTGACAGAACGAAAGCCCGGTTTCGACTGGGCTTTTTTACGACTGGCCTTTATCCGTCAGCACCCTCCCCTGGGCCCAGCGGTACATACCAGGCGGTCAGGGTGCTGACGAATAAACGCAACCCACTGAGGTATCCACCATGCACGCATCAATTCAACAGCGCGTAGACGGGGTTGCGGCCCTGCATGTTCGCTCCCGCATTGCCACCGAAGACTTCTACACCTTGATCGGCAAGGAGCAGCCAGTGCAGAAGATCCGCTATCAGATCATCACCCGCGGCAAGGCGTATCACATCGTTGAGCTCGCAACCCGAAAGGTGAAGGGCTTTCGCTGGACCTGGAAAGAGGCGAGTAACTTTGCCCAGGTTCTTGAAGCGCGTGCAGACGGCGTGAAGGTGACACTGCCAGGTGGTGCGCAATGATCGGAGAACCAATGGCGGATCCACGGCGCTCGATCATCGACAACCTGAACCAGCAGATGGAAGCGTTCTTCGGCTCTGGCAAGAAAGCTCAGGTCATCCCGAACGGCGTTGGTGCTGACGGTCCCTACAACGGCACCACGGCACACCACGAACGCCTTCGCAAAGAACGCGACAAGCTTGCACCTTCCGTGCGCGCCGAAGCAGCCAAGGGCGTCGTGGCCAGCGTTGCAGCAAAGAACCTGGGCATGCACATCAAGCGCGTGACGCTGATCGCCCAGGAGAACGGCTTCCAGTTCGCCGACACCCCATGAAGCGCATCAGCAACCAGGTTCGCCAACGCCTTCGCCAAACGCAATTCAGCCTACCACCCAGCGGCCTCTTGGCCATCCCGGAGAAACAGCCATGTCCACAGCAACAGATACAACCGAGTTTTTGGAAGAGCTCAACGGTGGCGCCTTCGCCAGCCAAATCGGTCACGCCATCTCCGAAGTAGCCGCGGGGGTCGTTGACCATGGCAAGGCCGGGAAGCTGGTGATCACCCTGGATTTCAGCCAGATCGGCGAATCGCACCAGGTGAAGATCAAGCACAAGCTCGACTACAAGGTGCCAACCAAACGCGGCACCCGTAGTGAGAACACCAGCCTCGACACACCGATGCACGTGGGCACCGGTGGCCGCGTGACCCTCTTCGCCGAGAAGCATGACCAGCTTTTCACCCGCGACGACGCGCCGATTCCCAAGCGCACCTGATGTACCCGGCTCACCCTCCCTCCGCAATCCAAGGAACTAACCGATGTCACTCACCAAAGACGCACTCCAGCTCATCAACGCCAATGCCCTGGACGCCGCCGGCAAGAAGCTTGATACGCTGATCCCTACCGTGGTCCTGTCGGAAGAAGCCAAGATCATCGACCTGGAGAAGTTCCAGGCCGGCCGTAGCCGATTCCGTGGCACGTACAGCACTCACTCGCTAGCTGACTTCGGCGCCTATGTTGTTGAGCGCGCGGAACCAGGCGCGCGCGGCTTCATTGACCAAGACGCAATGAGCTGTGTCCTGCTGTTCAACCTGGGCACCACCGGCGTACCCGGTCACGCCGATGACCGCGCCGTCCTCAAGTTGAAGCCTACCGCAGGTTACACCGCCGCCCAGCAAATCGGCGGGCGCGGCATCAGCCAGAAAGACCTGAGCGACTGGATCGAAGACTGGCACCAGTACCTCACGCCGGTTGATGAGGCAGGCAACGACATCCCGGTGGCCAAGGCCATTGCCGCTGTACGCACCATCACCATCAAGGCGTCCAGCGAGTCTGAAACCACCGTGGGTGATACCAGTGCCAGCCGTAGCGCCATGGACCAGATCGAGGCGCGCAGTAAGGAAACCCTGCCGGTAGCCCTGCAATTCCGCACCATCCCGTACGAGGGGCTGACTGAGCAACAGATCACTCTGCGGCTGTCCGTCATCACCAGCAGCTCGGTGCCGGTGCTGAAACTGCGCTGGGTTGGCGAAGAGGTCCAGCGCGAAGACGTTGCCCAGGAATTCAAGTCTGTGCTTCAAGCCCAAATTGGCGAAGCCGCTGCGCTGTCCCTGGGCGCTTTCGATCCGAAGTAACGTACCCCATCCCGCAACACCATACGGCGCCCACGGGCGCCTTTGTTTTGCCCACGTGGATTAAAAAAGCCGCTCATTGAGCGGCTTCATTCACTTCACTAGGCCTGAGACCCTGGCGGTTGCAAGGCTGATCGCAAGAGCCACCTCCCCGGTGTCGCGCGGATCAAGAAATAAAACCTTGCTCCCTTCTTGCTCGGTCAACTCACAGGCGCGCTCATAGACCTTGCCGATGTTTAACCCCAAATCTTCAGCAGCTGCCAGCACGCTGACAAGGGCCTGCTCGTTAATCTTTGCGATATCTACTGCCATTTTCTGAATCTCCATAGTCCGGCTCCATGCCGGTCACCCGTAATACCCCATATCAACGAACTGTACCAGTTAGCTCGACATTTGATAGGCCAGGTCGCGCCACTAGGCCAGATCGGCGATCATCTTTAGCCCCAGGCTCACCTCGGCTTCAAGTCTTCCAGCACGAAGGCCGAGCAGCCCGAAAACCTCATCGCCTAGTCCTTGATTTCGCCGTCACTTAATATCTGCATTAATCGAGGTGCGAATTTATCTCGAACCTCGCTAACATCCGAAAACTCAGCAATTGAAAGATCGAGTGCGAGAAGCTTCAAGGCTGCAACTACCTCTCTAGACTTATCACAGCGATGTCTATATTTTGATTCAGCATTGATACCTTCAAGAATGCTTAGTTGCCCCGATGAAGCTTTTTCAGCGGCGGCGAACATTTCATTTGCATCAAGTCTAAACTCGTTACTGTAGCTCTCTATCAAATTAAGGATAGAAGTCTGGTAGGCCAAAACTTTTGCCCTGTTAGCTTCAGACTTGGCGAGCGCTAGCTGTTCGTCTTGCTTCAAGGAATCAAGACGTTGAAATTTTAGTAGCTGATTAAACTCGTGCTTCTGAACATCCAGAAGCTCTCTTTGCATATATACAGTCTTCAACACCGCCAAAAGCGTTACAAAAGAAACGAGCGGGCCAAAAACCCCACCAATGTACCCACCGAAGTTAGCCCACTCTACGGATGTAACTGCCAAGGTTCCGCTAAACCTATACCTGTACAAGACAACCGCCACAATGATCGAAACCACAACAAAAACTACAGCAAATAATAAGAGCGCCAAAGATCGATCCATGACGCGCTGCTGATTTTGAGTCATGCCTTTCTTCCTCTGAATTATCCCGACGACGTAATCATCCAACACTTCAACATTTCACGCCAGCCGGCGAGGATCCCCTATGTCCGCACAACAGATCGACGAAAAGAAGCTCGAGCGCGCGATCCGCAAGATCAAGCATTGCCTGGCACTGGCTCAAAGCGCCAACGAGAACGAAGCTGCAACGGCACTCCGGCAGGCCCAGGCATTGATGCGCGAGTACCGGCTGACCGAGATGGATGTGAAGCTGAGCGACGTCGGTGAGCTTGAGTCAGCCCTGTTCCGCACCAAGCGTCGACCAGCGTGGGATCAGCAGCTGAGCATCGCTGTAGCAGACGCATTCAACTGCACAACCCTGCGGCGCCGGACGTGGTGCTCCGCAAAAGGCCAAATCATTGAGTGCGCAACATTCGTGGGTGTTTCTCCCGCCCAGAACATCGCCCTGTACGCATATGAAGCACTGCACACCAAGCTCACTCAGGCGCGCATGAAGTATTGCTCGGGTGTCAGGTCTGGAGCTCATCGCAGTCAGTATTCGGCAGAGACTGCCGGCGATCACTTTGCACTGGCGTGGGTCTGGGAGGTTCAATCGAAGCTGAAAGCACTTGTGCCTCAAGGCGAAGATAATCCGCTCGGGAGCCCCGCCACCGGCCAAGACCTCGTCGCGATTCAGGCGCAGGACAAGGCACTGATCAGCGAATTTCTCGCCACCCAGGAAATCGGGAAGCCTAGGAAAGGCAAGGCGGTTGAGCTGGATCTAAACGCCCAGATCGCCGGGATGCTCGCCGGGAGCAAGGTTGACCTACACGCCGGCATCGCGCGCGGCGGTGAGGATACCCTCGCGCTTTCCGTGTTCGCTTGAACTCACATGCACACGGTGGCCCTATAGTCCTGCGCCAGCAATCAGCCTGGCACCAACTTCACGCCCAGCAACCTGCGCCAGGCCACGGTCAACATAGGTTCGGTCACCCGCAACAACCGGCACCACCACTTCACCACCGCGCTTTACCTCGACGTTGATACGCCAGGTCTCCCGGCCTTCCTCGTCCTTGTCGCACTCCATGTAGTTCCAAACCTGAAAGCCTTCGATCTCATCGTAAATATCGTGCTTGGTCATGGTCCAGCCCATTTAGAGGAAGGGGTCATCGTAGCACTCCACCCCGGGCATGGCCCGGCAAGGACTCCCCATACCGACAGAAAAGCAATTCTTCGCCGAGCGTTAGTGAATCTGGTTTACAGATTCATCCAGAGGGTTTTCAGGAGAGTTAAGAAAAGAGTTCCAAGCCTCGAAAGCATCGTGATGGCGCAGAGTTGCGGCTTCCCAGGCAGCCCCTACTACTTCCTTAGCGGAAACCATCATCATCATTTTGCTGGTGGCCGCGTCGAGTTCGATTAAGAGCTGGTGAGATTTGAATCTGAAGTCATCTATTCCGCTCATAAATTCGCCTTGCGGCGGGTATTGCCGGAGGCCCCGGAATGTTTCCACCAAAGCAGTGACATCTAATTACATGTGCGCATTCAAATAGAGCGATGAGCGGTCACGTAGACTACTCAGATATCGACCGAGGGAGCTTTGAAAACTTACGCGTATTCAGAGCTTCTTCCCTGGAGGTAGTCCAGAGTTCTTTTGCTCTGGATATGCCCCACTCCATCGCTTGCGTCATAGTTTGGCCAGGCCGTGAGTCAAACGACTCCTCAAAAATCATAATTCCTTTCGGAGCGTATAACCCAAGAAACAGCTGCACAGCGCCTGTGCTCGAAGTCCGCACCTGAACGTTGACCTGAGCGCCGTCAGCAAGACGCTCATCTTTGGTTCGGCAATGAAGGTGCGGATTTGCCCAAGTCCAAAAGGTTCTACCGCGAGTGAACATTTCCGAGCCCCCCAAAGCGCCGGAGTATGGGCCTATTTCGCGGCTTTGAGTGCGATGTACTTATATATTTCTGCTTATCCCCTCCCCCTTCAAATTCAGCCGCTATAGCGGCAAGGATACCTATGCGCCTGAAGAAAGCTGAGCGCGAGCAAGTGCGCCTGAAGTACGGCGGGCACTGCGCCTACTGCGGGGTGCTGCTGGGTGACCGATGGCACGCCGACCACCTCGCACCTGTCGTGCGTGAGCTGCTGTCCAAGCAGACCGCCGCTGGCACGTGGAAGCTGGTATCGGGCAAGCCACTGCGACCCGAGCATGACGTGCTGGAGAACATGATGCCTGCCTGCGCGCCCTGCAACATCAGCAAGGGCGGTCAGACGCTGGAAGGTTGGCGCAGCTGGATCTCAAGACACGTCGAGTCGCTGAACAACTACACCCCAATCTACCGCCTGGCCAAGGCATATGGCCTGATCGCCGAGACCGGCGCGCCGGTGGTGTTCCACTTCGAAAAGGAGCAGCAGCCATGATCGCCACCCTCTGGTTCGCCTACGTCTTCATCTACAAGGGGCCAAGGCCATGAATACCTATCGACACACCTTCGAAGCCGTCTGCCCTTCCGACGGCGAAACGATCCTCTACCGGCTGGAATTGCGCTCGAGCGCCATGATCCGCGTCGAGAACATCAAGGCGACGACAGCGCTGATCACCAAAGGCTGGCATGAACAGATTGCCGACAGCCTGGCGGAATCCTTGGGCGGCGATCAGACCATCATCGCCACGCACCAGGGAGTCGAAATCGAAACGGTGAGGCTTAGCGGATGATTGCATACCACGGCACGCCGGTCGGCGGCACTCGCCAGGATGGCGCCCGGTTCCTTGCCGGCCGGCATGCCCTGGTTCCATTCCCGCGCCAGGACGACATGGGCATTGTTGCCGATGTGTGTCAGTCGTTTGTGTTCGACAACGGCGCGTTTTCGGTCTGGAAGAAAGGCGGAAAGCTGGATGTTGACGGATACACCGCCTGGGTTGAGCAGTGGCACCGACACCCAGGCTTCGACTGGGCACTCATCCCGGATGTAATTGACGGCGACGAGGCATCCAACGATGCGCTTGTGGAAGCCTGGCCCAGAGAGTTACGCGGTGTGCCGGTCTGGCACCTTCACGAGTCGCTGGAGAGGCTGCAGCACCTCGCCGCCAGTTGGCCGACAGTGGCCATCGGCAGTTCGGGGCAATGGGCACACCCGGGGACAGCTGCCTGGTGGAAGCGGATGGGCTCGGCTATGAATGCAATCTGCGACGACCAAGGCCGACCAGCATGTCGCCTCCACGGCCTCAGGATGCTAGACCCCGCGATATTCCAGCATCTGCCCTTCGCATCAGCCGACAGCACGAACGCCGCGGTAAACGGTGGAAGCATCAGTCGCTTCGGCATGTACGCCCCACCGACCGCCGGCCAGCGTGCCAACGTCATCGCCGATCGCATCGAGTCGCACAACAGTTCCCCGATCTGGCAGCGAGAAACCCAGGCCGAAATGGCGCTGTAAACCCCAATCCCCCTACATGCCTGCCGGTAAGCCGACTTAAGGCAGCTGGCTATCGATCCAACGCTCGGCCGCAACCATCGCATCATCCAGCGCAGTCGGGTAATCAGGCCAAGGGCCTTCCAACTCTGCTGCAACTTCCCCCAGACCATCAATATGCGCCGGCTCAATGATCCTGGCACCAATAGGGGCCTCGTCATTCGGGCGGTTCCAGACAAACTTGAGAAACATTACGTGGCCCCGGTAAGCGTGCGCTATCGGAGCATCGAAGTTGTGTGACACGTCCTGCCTCATCACGAACTTAATTGAACCCTTTTGTACACCGCTTCGGACCTGTTTGAAAGATAGGCAGAAAGCTATCACTCAATTCCCGTATATGCCGACCAGCGCGGCAAGGACACCCCATGTTCGCTATGAAACTCACCCTGATACTGCTGGGCGCTTTTCTGTACCTGGTAGGAACACTCGGCTGGTTCTTCTGGGCCGGGCCCGGCCTTGTTGGCACGGGCACCACCGAGGCACTGCTCTACGCCTTCGCCGGCACATGCGCCTGGCTGCTGATCAGCTTCGGCCTGGCAATTCACATCATCAAGAAAGCTCGGCCCACGGCCGGCGGGAGGTAGCTATGCGAAAGGAACTCATCAAAATCAGCGAATTCCAGCGGCGCCGCTGGGGTGAAAACGGAACACCGCCCTGCCCTCAGGCAATTCGCAATCACATCCGCAACGGCATGGTGCCGGGAGAGCAAATCGGGAAACTCTGGTACGTTGATTGGGCTGCGTTCAACTCGTCCAATGGTAACGACCTTGTCGCAATGGTATTGAAAGGAGCTGCATGATGTCGCCACGGCCGCGCAACACTGCGAACAAGAGCCTTCCGCAGAACCTGTACTTCGACGCGCGGCGCGGGACATATCGCTACCGGCGCCCTACCGACGGGAAGTTCTTCCCGTTCGGCCCGGATCGGGTGAAAGCCATCGACGCAGCTAAGCAGTTGAACCTCGAGTTCATGCGCGGCGCTGACCTGGTCGGCGCCGTGATGTCCAATCCGTCTGACAGCTTCGAGGGTTTCCTCGACAAATATGAAGCTGAGGTTCTGCCGCCCAGGGAGCTTGCGAAAGGCACTCTTGGCCTATACGCGGTTCACTTTCGGCGGTTCAGGAAGTGGTTTGAAGGTAAGACAGTAGATCAGATCACCATTCGCATGATCGCCACCGAGCTGGATGGGCTCACCCCGCGCTCGGCCAACCAATGCCGGGCCCTGTTGACCGATATTTTCAACCACGCCGCAGCCAAGGGCCTGTGCCCGGACAACCCAGCGGCCAGCACCATCAACCGGATCGAGAAGAAACAGCGCAAGCGGCACACCGTTGATGGCCTGAAGGCTATTAGGGAGAAGTCGCCGGCCTGGCTACAGAACGCCATCGACCTGGCGCTGATCACCGCTCAACGGCGGACCGACATCCTGGACATGCGTTTTGATGGGGTTCGGGAAGGGTTTCTGTATGTGGTGCAGAAGAAAACGGCCAAGGCAACAGATGCGGCCTGGATTCGGTTCAGGGTAACGCCAGAGTTGCAGGCGGTAATCAGCCGGTGCCGCGATGATGTGGTTTCACCATACCTGGTACACCGCAAGCCGGATCGCCTGAAACAGAAGCAGGCACAGACGAAGGACCACTGGACGAAGATTGAGGAGCGGTATTTGACGCGAGCATTCAAGGAGGCCAGAGAGGCGGCGAACTGTTACGCGGGATGGAAGGAGGAAGAGATGCCAGGCTTCCATGAAGTGCGAGCGCTGTCGCTGCACCTGTACAAGAAAGCCGGAAAGGATGGGCAGAAAATCGCAGGCCATGCGAGCGAGGGCATGACCAAAAACTACCAGCGGGACCATGAGGAAATCATCTGGTCCGAGGCAATTCCGGACCTGAATATCAGCGAAATCACCGGGTAG